CAAGTCTTTGCCCAAAATGTCAAAGAACTCAACGCCGTTATGCGTGATTGACCAAATGCTGACCCATTCTTTTCTAGGGTCATCACACTTGATAACGTCATAAGCGATTTCAAAAACCGCGCCCTCATATGTGTATTTAGTTGTGTTCACAGACCACCCCCAACAAAGTAGCCAATGGTGTAGCTAATGATGGCAATTGCTGCCGCTATGATGATGCTGTCCCAGGTTTCGTGTGTCATGTTGATCCTTAAAGGGGCTTGCGCCCCGTTTAATTTATGTAGGTTGACCTTTGAACATACGCACTGCAAGTGCTTGATGTCCAATGTGTGAAAAGCTGGCGCGGATATAGACCCATGCTTGTTGTTGAGGCATTGCCCAAAGTTCTGAAATCACTGGTTGAATTGCGTTTTCAATTTCAGCTTTTGATGCCATAAATGGGGCTGCTGTTGCGTGAGCTGATTGCGCTGCTGTTTCAATACGTTGTGCAAATGTCATTTTGATTTTCCTAAAAAGACCGCTACGAAATGTTGCGGCATGAGTGAATTATAAGCCAGCTTACACGCATTAAGCAAACTTACATTGCGAAATGCGTTAGGGCAAACCCTATGTTTGATTCCAGTAAGTTAGCTTACAATCGCAGGATGACCAAACAGGAACTTATCAAAAAAGCAACCTCACGCAAGGCGCTGGCTGAACTGTTGGGCATCAGCTTGTCAGCAATCAGCCAATGGAAAAAGGTTCCCCAGGCGCGGCTGTGGCAGCTTAAAGACTTGCGCCCTGAGTGGTTTTTGGAGTAAGATTTTGCGAAACCCGGCTAGGCTGAGAGTAGCTACTCAGTCGAAAAGAGAACTCCCCTCCTGCCGAAGTTTCCTTTTGGGAGTTTGCGGAGATGCCCATGCATTACTACCAGTTCCACATTGGGGACTATAAAAGCCACACCCACCACTTGACGGTGTTGGAAGACATTGCTTATCGGCGGCTTTTGGATCACTATTACTTACACGAATCGCCCATCAAACAGCGGGACATTGCCCGTCAAATTGGGATGCGCGACCATGAACAAGAAGTGTTGAGTGTGCTAAATGAGTTTTTTGTCAGCACCGACAAAGGCTTTGTAAGTGCGCGTGCTGATGAGGAAATTGGCAAATACCGCGAGATGGTTGACGCTGGAAAACGTGGGGCGGCTAAACGGTGGCTATCCCCACCCGATGCCCCCCCCATTGCCCCCCCTAATGCTACCCCAATAGCAACCATAAACCATAAACCAATAACCAATACCCATAAACCAAAGAATACAAATACAGTCGCCCCGCCTGACGGCGTGACGGATTCTGTTTGGCAGGATTTTAAAACCTTAAGAAAAGTCAAAAAAGCGCCAATCACCAATGCCGCCCTTGATGGCATCCAGCGAGAGGCTACAAAGGCCGGTTGGTCAATGGAAAGCGCTTTGAAGGAATGCTGCACTAGGGGATGGGTTGGATTCAAAGCTGAATGGGTTGCCAAAACTGCGCCGGACAAGCCGCAATACGACCCTGATAGCCGCGTTGCGATTGAAGCCGAAGGCATTAAAAAAGGCATTGGCCCTTGGAACGAAGGAATAGAACAATGGCACGCCTACAAAGAAAAAGTGCGTGGCAAGCCGGAAGCTGCGCCAAGTCTTTCACAATTGATGGCCTTGGCTAAACAACGAAAGGTTGCATGAGACACGCCGCAAGGGTTGACGCAAACCAGCAGGCCATCGTTGCTGCGCTGCGGTCGGCGGGCTGCTATGTGTGGATCATTAGCTTGCCGGTTGACATTTTGGTTGGATACAAAGGGCACACTTTCTTGATGGAAGTCAAAACCACCTCTAAAAAGCGTTTAACGGGCTTGCAAGCCGACTTTTTCCAAAATTGGGCCGGTGGTACGTTGTGCAGAGTTGACAGCCCACAGGCGGCTTTAGACATGATTAGGTGCGTAGATGAGAAGCCTTAACCAAAACCGCATGATGTGGGCAAACCTTGAAGACATTGCCCAACAAGTAACGTGGTACGGTGTTAAGCTGACAAAAGACGAATGGAAAGATGTTTTGACCGCCGCGCTTAAAAAACAAAAGGTAGTGCCTGGCATTGAAGGCGGCTTTGTTGTGATTGGTGCGCGTACCAGCAAGATGACCGTGCCGGAAATGACCGAACTGATAGAGTTATCCACAGCTTTTGGCACACAACAGGGCGTAAAATTCCGCGCTTTTGTCAATGATTAAGTGCCCCGTGTGTGGGACATGGACAATTGTGAAGGAAACGCGCCTTGAAGCTGGCAACGCCCGCCGCCGCAGGATCGAATGCGCCAATATGCACCGATTCACAACTTTGGAGACTGTAATTGTTGAAAAAACACGAATACGTCAGAAGCAAAAAACTGCTGAAATTAGTGGCAAGCCTTGATTGTCAACATTGCGGATCGGGCAACATGGTGCAGGCCGCACATACAAATTGGGGCGGCGGCAAGGGTCGGGGCATAAAGGCTGACGATAATTTGGTGGCTGCGCTGTGCTTACATTGCCATTTTGAGATTGATCAAGGCGCAAATTTGGACAAGAATAAGCGCCAGCAGCTATGGAATCAGGCGCACCAAAGAACGGTAAACGCATTGACAAGCGCCGGACAATGGCCTAAAGACGTACCATTGCCTTACAATGGGGTTTTAGAGGTGGCGCTATGAAAAAGAACGTTGCGGATTTCATTTCAACCATGCTGCATAGCGGCACGGTCACCCATTTCATGCATTTGGCGACCGACAGTTTTGCGGTGCATATGGCATTGGGCGCGTACTACACCCAAATTATTGAATTGACCGACCAATTTGCAGAGGCGTATAACGGCGGGTATGAAAAGATTAAGGACTACCCTGAGAATTTCCACAACGCTAAAGACCCGCAAAAGTACATGGCAAGCATGAAGGCGTTTATTGAGAAAAATCGCGTGGCCCTGCCGGATGACAGCCAATTGCAAAACATCGTGGATGAAATCGCCGCGCTGGTGGACTCTACGATTTACAAACTGACACTGAAATGATTCGCATATTTGCAGGATACGACCCCCGCGAGGCGGTGGGTTACCATGTATTCTGCCAATCGGTCATAGAGCGCACCAAGGGGCTGGTCAGCATTACGCCCTTGTCCGGCAAGCAGCGGGACGGCACAAACGCATTTACCTATCAGCGGTTTCTAGTCCCATTTTTGTGCGGATACCAAGGTAAAGCTATCTTTTTGGATGGCTCAGATATGCTCATGCTGGCAGACATTGAAGATTTAGAAAGCCTGTTTGACCCGCGCTATGCCGTCCAAGTGGTCAAGCACGACTATCAGACCAAACACCCAAGGAAGTACATTGGCACACCGATGGAAGCCCGCAATGGCGACTATCCAAGAAAAAACTGGTCAAGCGTGGTGCTGTGGAACTGCGAACACAGCCGCAATAAAGTGCTGACACCGGAATTCATTGAGGAAAGCACAGGCGAAGAACTGCACCGATTCCAATGGTTGCCCGACTCATTGATTGGCGAATTGCCAAGGGAATGGAACGTGCTGGTAGGCGAACACGACCATTTGCGAACAAAGATTGCCCACTACACGCTAGGCATTCCCGAATTTGACCATTACGCAAATTGTGATTACAGTAAACCGTGGATGAACACCAAGAGCCGGATGCTCAATGGATTGATTCATATGAAAGACTCAAACGATTAAAAAGTCATAAAGAATGGTTTTTATATGATTGCTGAATCTAAAGTAAATAAAACTAGACCAAAGTACGGTGGTCGTAGTGCAGGAACGCCCAACAAGCTAACGCAAGAGGCGCGTGAGGCGATTGCGCTGTTCGTCAATGACAATGCCCATAGATTGACCGATTGGCTCGATAAGGTCGCTTACGGCGATCCTAAATATGACATCAAACCCAATCCAGCAAAGGCGTTTGAACTGTTCCAGTCTGTCGTGGAATACCATGTGCCCAAGTTGGCAAGGACTGAGGTCACAGGCGCTGACCAAGGGCCGGTGGAAATGGTGGTGACATGGGCAAGCGGGAAATAATCCTGCCCTACAGCCCTCGGGACGCATTTATGCCGTTCCACAACCGCACGACCCGCTGGTCATGTTTGGTTGCACACCGAAGAGCCGGTAAGACCGTGGCGGCAATCAATGATGTGATTAAGCGGGCAATCACAGAAGGCAACCGCAGCGCCCAATATGCTTACATTGCCCCGTTCCGCAGCCAGGCCAAGCGTGTGGCGTGGGACTACCTCAAGTATTACGCCGCGCCAATCACCAGTTCAAGCAATGAATCTGACCTGATGGTGGAACTGGTAAACGGCGCAAAGATTATGCTGTTTGGTGGCGACAACGCTGATGCCATGCGCGGAATGGGTTTCAATGGGGTCTATCTTGACGAATACGGCGACTTTCGGCCTAGCGTGTGGGGCAATGTGATTCGGCCTACGCTGTCTGACCGGCTGGGTTGGGCAGTGTTTGGCGGCACACCCAAGGGTAAAAACCAGTTTCACGACATCTACAAGGTCAGCCAAGGCACACCCGATTGGTTTCTGTTGCGCTTACCAGCCTCTGTAAGCAAAATATTGCCTGACTCAGAATTAAATGCAGCACGGGCGCAATTGAGCCAAGATCAGTTTGACCAAGAATACGAATGCAGCTTTGATGCGGCAATCATGGGCGCTTTCTATGGGCAAGAGATGCGCCAAGCGCAGGACGAAGGCCGGATTAGAGAATTGCCGTTTGACCCTGATGCGCCGGTCTATACCGCATGG